CAGAAAAGTGTTGACAAACCCAAGAGTGTCGTGGTAGCATGAATTGAGGTAGAGAGATGGCCCAGATTCGACACATGCCCTTGGTGTTGGTTGGAGTTTTGGCTGTTGCTGCCTTTTCAATTTCTCTGGCACAAGACGCGAACGTCATCCAACTAACCGACGCAGAATCGCAGCAAGCCCAATCGATAGCCGCCGCGCAGCACAAGTTAGATCAGAGAAAGGAAGCGTTACGAGAAGAAATTGTCCGTAACCACCTAGAAGCCCCGCAGTCGCAAACAAACGGCTGCGTGGTGGACCGAATGCTTGTACGACCAGAGTGGGGTTGTGCCGAGTACGTTTTCAGTTCGGACAACAAGTTTATCGTACCGTCGTCACACTTGACTTCAGCACCCTCGTGGGGAACCCAGACCTATGAATTGGTCAACGGGGTTGCTACGGGAATTGACCCAGAGAAATAATCGTCCGCCGAAAGGGGACAAGGAGAAGAAATGAAATTTACGCTTCGCAAGGCCAACGCTCTTCAACTGCTTATCAATGAGCAGATCGCCTCAACTTCGATCCAGACTCAGGTCTCGGTTGGCAAGTACGACGACCCGGTCGCTGCCGTTATCCACGCTGGAACCATCTTTCAGGCTTCGCTAGACAAGACCAAGTCCCTGCTAGAAGTCTTGTACTCAATCCGCGAAAAGGTAGCAGGAGAAGGCCACAAGGCAGGAATCCCGAAGATTCTGTCAGAGGTCGCCCACATCGACAAGCTGACCGGCGTGTTAAAGCCGCTAGCCACCTTGTCCGCTTTCGCCCCGACCGAGGAAGTTCTTCTCGCGGCTCACGCCGACTTGAAGAAGGATCAGGTTTCGGCTAACTCCTATTCGCAGCCGAGAAACGCCTTCACCACCGGAGCGATTCCGCAGGGTTGGATTCCTTCGTATGTCGCAGAAGTCTCCGCGCTGCGCAAGAAGAAACAGTCGTTGAGTGACAAGCTGCTCGAACTCAATATCCGCCACGAGATTGAATTGTCAGACGTAGAGGAAGCTATCCTCAAGCAGTACGATCTGATTTAGCTTGGAAGGTCTGTTTGACTTCCCGTCGAGCGAAGGAAAAGCTGACGCTTCCGACTTAATATCGGAGATTGGCTCACAGCCAGCCTACTTGACGCTTTGTGACCCCCGCATATTATAGGTTCTTAGAACCGACTGCATATTGACGCGGGAAATACGGAGCATTTCTGCAAGTTGCGTTTCGCTTATTGGACTTCGCATATTGTCCTGTCGGTTTTTCCGACGCCCGACGTTAGTTCGTCCACAAAATGGATAAGGAGAAATATGGCTACCAAGAAGAAAGACGATGATTGGATTGAACACGCCCACCTGAAGCAGGGTGCCTTCGGCAAAGCAACCACCAAGAAGATCGCCGCCGGTAAGAAGGAAGGCGGCAAGGAAGCCAAACGCGCCAACCTCGCTCAGACCTTTAAGAAGATGGCGAAGGGTAAGTAGTGGACCGTCCTCTCAAACTCAAGAACAAGAGCAGCCAGATACACGGCGGGACGTATGACGACGACACGGGCCGCATGGTGTTGGTACTAAACGGGGCTACGGTTGCCTACCACAACGTAGACGCTAAACACGCCGAAGGTATAGAGAACGCGGACAGCCACGGCGACTACTTCCACAAACACATTCGTCCGCACCATCAGTATTCTAGAGTAAGATAAAGTTTGCTCGTTCGGGTAGTTGGCCTATCCCTGATCTAGAGATAAAGTGGGGCCGAGTTCCTAGACTATAGGTGACCCATTCGGAGATTTGAATTCTCCACGAGCAATTCAAGTTTGAGCGGCATCGGCGTAGCGCGTGAAACTCAAGGGACTACTCCAGGGTATTCTAGATAACTTTCCTTGGAGATGCTGGATTCCCCGAAATCGCGCTTGACGGAGTTGCCCGCACTGCCGCTCAATTCAGTTTGTCCAGTTAATGGACTTATGCAAGCCGCTTACAGATCGGCTAGGCCACGCCCTACTAGCCCTAGAGCGTGAGTCCGGCAACTCGGGCAGGTTGGTGGGGCTAGGGACGAACACTTTGAGCGATCCTCTTATCTAGTAGCCCTCGTACTATCGACCGGGCAACGTCCGAGCCAAGACCTATAAGCGGCCTGCTATTTTAACCTTCTCTCTTCCAAGAGGAACAATGCCTGCAAATAATCCGTTTTTCGACCACTACCTCCACCTTCGGTCTCTGCCCGACTCTACCCTCCGCGATCTTGGTCGTAACGAAGCAGCCCCCAGAGACTATCGGAAATTTGCGGTCGAGCTACTTTTGCACCGCCGGTCCCCCTATGCCAAGCACTCGGACCTACAGCAGTTCGTAGTAGAGTTGGAAGCGGAGATGGACGGAATCCAGACAGAGTTTCCTGCTCCTGAACCTGTCGATCCCGGACCCGGTCCTTTGACTTGTAGCGTAACCACCAAGACGATGTTTGGCGGAGACGTGGTTGATATGGACGCTCTGCGGAAATCTATTATCGAGGAGCCGTTTGACGACCACAGGTTTGTTGGGTTCGACGAAGTCCAGAAAGCGGACGAACCCGTCCGCAAGAAAACCAAAGCTAAGAAGGATACCGATGCCACCCAATCCGCCTAGCCCCGTTGTATGCTACATTGCTCGCCACGGGCAAACAGTTTTGAATGCCGAAAAACGGTTCAGAGGGTCAGCAAATCCAGAACTCGACACGACCGGAATCAAGCAAGCACATCGTCTGGCTGACCTATTCTCCACAATAGATATTTCTCATATCTTCTGCTCTAACAAAGTCCGCGCCACCAAGACCGCAGAGATCATAGCGGGAGCCAAGGGAGTTCCTGTACACCGCACAGAAGCTCTTCAGGCACTCAACGTAGGTACCTTCAGCGGTCAGAAGCGCGACAAGAAATCTGAGTCCGAACTTCAGGTTTATCTAGACGATCCAGACTCCACCATCCCCGGAGGAGAATCTCTAAACCAATTCAAAGCAAGGATTCAACCTTGTCTGGAAGAAGCGATGGATTTGTACTGCAAGTGTGGTGCTCCTCCGCTTCTGGTCGCGCATTCATCCGTCGTTCACGAAATAGGCACAATCGCTCACGGGGACCATAAATCAGTCTTGGTAGAACCCGGCGGAGTAATTGCTGTCTACTTCAACAACGGCAAGATCAACGCCGAACCAATTTTCAGACCAGTAAAATCTTCGGGCGCTTCACAGGCCGCAACGATCACCTAGTTCACTAGGCGCAACCCAAATAAAACCAAAGGAACCAATAACATGGCAAATGCTTCGTCTCTATACGGGTTCGTCCAGAGTGGAACCCTTCGCAATCAGTTTTCAGCCCAAACAGTAGCCACCACCACCGCTACTCCACTGGTAATTAACACAGACACCGGAACAGCGAACTACTTCTTGGTTCTTCCTAGCGGCGGACAGATTTACGGTGCTTCTGCGGGTCTGGATATCAACGCTAACACGGCGATCACCGACCGCTCGAACTTCCTATACGGCCTACCTTCGGGCGAGACGAACGATCAGTTCAGCACCTCGTCTTGGGATGGTCGTCCGTTCAAAATCCGCATCTGTGGTATCGGTAACGCGGGAGCCAACGCCGCTCAGACCGTTCAGGTCAACCTGTATCAGGGTACTTCAGCTACTTTGGCTTCGGACAACTTGATCGGCACCACGGGAACCGGACTGGCTGCTGTAGCAGGCGGAGCATTCAGCTTCCTTGTCGAAGCGAACTGCATCTGGGACGCAACTTCTCAGATTCTGGCCGGGTACTACACCAGCGTGGTTACGTTCGCGGCTACCTCGCAGATTTCGGCCCCGACCAAGTTCACCAGCGTGACCAGCGTTACCGCCGCCAACTTATCGTTCGTGGCTGGCCTGACTCTTGGAAACGGAGCGTCTAGCACCATCACACTTCGGGAGTTTGTCGCTGACAAGTGGTGAGTAAGTTCTTTAGAATGAACGAATTACAAACAACTCGCGGGTATCTTCGGGTACCCGCCAACTTGTCCGTTTAATGGACTACGAGGTAGTATGTCAGTTGCTGTGTCTGTATTGAGAGCAAAAGAAGACCCAATTGGTGGTTTCGAAAGCGTCATCGGGTACGTCATCGCTTGTGTCGTTAAAAATCCGGCGGACGGCGGAATAACGCTGGAGCGCGAAGTCGCTGTCCACGCTGACAGTTTCGATGACAACCAACTGGCCGAAGAAACTGTCAAGGTAATCGAAGCCAAGTTGAACGAAGCATTCCCGGACCCGAACAAACCTGAACCAAGCAAACTCTGGGTGCCTAACTAATGATTGTCTATGCAATTACAAATTGGCTAGATGGCCATAAGTATGTTGGGCAAACAGGGCGGTCTATCGAAGCCAGATGGAGAGAGCATTGCGCGTCTGCCCGTCAGCCTAGTCGAGTCAAACAATGCCCCTATCTGTACGCAGCCATGAATAAGTATGGCATTGAAAACTTTGAGATCGCGGAGATAGACAGAGCGGACGATAGGGACCAACTCGACGACATTGAGGAACTGTGGATTGCCAAACTCGGGACCACCGACCGAAACCGAGGGTACAACATTAGCTTCGGAGGATCGTCTCGACCACATCCCGAAACACGAGCAAGATTAAGTACCTCTCTCAAGGGCAAGTCCGCCTGGAACAAGGGGAAACCGATGGGTGAAGAGCACTATCAGAATGTCTTAAAATCCGGAGTCTGGGGGGAGAATAAACCTCAGATTTCTGCTGCTGGTATGCAGAGAATCAGGGAAGCGAAGTTAGGAGACAAGAATCCTAACTTTGGAGGAAAATCAGTAACAGAAGAAACAAGGCGTAAACATAGCGAATACACAACCGGAAGGTACGTGGGGGACAAAAATCCTATGTTCAAGAAGAAGGTTTCAAACGAAGCCATACGACAACTTCGAAGTATTGGTTTATCTCAGCAGAGGATATCTGA